CCCCCGCCCTGGTACCAGGCGTACACCAGCGCACCTGTCGCCACCGCCAGCGAGGTGACCCCGACCATCGGCAGGGTGATCGCACCGGCAAGCCCCCTGAACATGGGGATCATCCCGCCGAAGGAGTCCTTCACCTGACCGCCCTGTTGCAGCAGGATCAGCCAGGGATTCTGACCACCGGCAAGCTGCGTGGCGATATCCGTAAACTGTGCGGGCAGGGTTCGCATGGCCGCTTTATACTGCCCGACGGAAATCCCTGCTTTTTGTGCAGCCAGCGCCTGGTGGCTCAGCCCCTGCTCAACGACAGTTGCGGTTTTTCTGGCGTCAGTATCCAGACCTGAAAAATGACGCCTTACCCGGCTCATCTGCTCATCGAAACGGACCGCATCCAGACTCAGGTCAATAACAAGATCACCAACCGGCTGGGACATATCTCACACCTCCCGGAATCCCCGCTGAAGCCATCATTAATGCGGCATCATCCACCATGACATCCGCCACATCCGCAGACGATAAAATATCGCCCCCTCCGTCCCCACCGAACCGGACGCCTCCGGCAAGTCCTGCCGCTTTCTGCATCAGCATTTTGTCCTCATCCGGCCTCTCCACCTGCTCTTCCTCATGCCGGGGGACAAGCAGACTGAAATCAGAGGGATGCATATCCGGATCGCAAAAAAACAGGCTGAGTACAGCGTACGTCAGCCCGGAAAAATGCATATCCAGCTGGGTATCCTGAAAATAATGCGTGCGGTAAAAACGGTGCCAGTCGGCATATTCGGTGGATGTCATCCCGGCAAGCATGGCGCGCCAGTCGGGTCTCCCCATCTCACGCGCCAGTCTGAGGGCAAAGTTCAGCTCACCGTCGAAGACTTTCCCGCAGAAAAATCATCATCAGTCAGCGTGTTATTTTTCGCCACTTCAGTAATATCAGTATCCGGACGAACAGCTTCGATCATCCCGGACAGACGCAACACCACGTCTTCCGCCCGGGCAATGGCATCAGCAGGCCAGGTGGTGAGCACTTCCTGCTCTATCTTCATCACGGCCTCATTCATTGACGGTGACTGCGTTTTCTGTGGATGGTTATGCCACAGGGACATCGCCACCAGAAACGCGCCGGTTCTGACAAGATCTTCCACACTCACCTGCAGGTTGCCGCTGGCTTCAGCCTCTTCTGCCCGCCGTTTCAGGAGGGCAAGATGCTCAATACGCTGCAGCGCAGACAGCTCAGAAAGCGTGACGGATACACCGTTATATTCAAATTGTTCTGTTTTCAGGAACATCGCTTATCTCTCAGCTCTTTAGCTACCCGGCACATTATTAACGGTAATTTCAGCCACCGCAGCAAACTGACCATTACCGGAAATCACAGGGATGCTGACTTTTCCATCCTTAACCCCCGTCACAGTAATCGTCATATCTTTCACGCTAATGGTGGCTTTTGATGGATCGGCGGAAATCGCCCTGAATGTCTTATCCGTTGCATTTTCCGGTTCCACAGTAACGGTCAGGGTGGTTGTTTTCCCTTTTGCCACCGTACCGGATGTCGGCGTCACCTTAATCGCACTGACCGGCGTAATTTTGCTGCGTTCTTCCGCTACAGAAGGTTTACCCACGTTAGTGACTTTCACCGTGCGGGTGATCACTTCTTTCGCCGTCACGGCCTTACCGATACTGCTGACCCAGCCACGAAACACATCCACCGTGCCATTCGGAAAACGGATTTTATAGGCCCGGACATCGCCGCTTTCAAACCAGCCTATAAGCCCTTTCTGACCTTCCTCTCCCGGTTTCCAGGCCAGCGTAAAACTGGTATCACCTGCAGATTTCTGCCCCTGCCCGGTCGCGGTCCAGTCTGCGTCTTCATCATCCAGGTAGTTATCATCGTAGGATTCTGCCGTCATCTCGCCCGGCGTCAGATCCTTCACCTTAGCCAGTCGCTGCCAGTCAGCGTCTGACAACGGGTTTGCATAAGCATCACCCTTGCCGTTGTAAACCCACAGAGTGGTACCGGCACCTTTTACCGGCTCCAGGGGATTTGGTGTTGCCATATCGTCCTCACATCTCGTATGTAATGGAATAAGTCAGATCCGCAGAGCTCCATAACGCCATATCGTCATCACGACGATACTCATAGCCCTGCGTAACCATCGTGGTAATCAGTCCTGCCAGTGCCGGGATCGCAGTCATCGCCGGATAAATCCGGCTTTCCATCCACTGATCAAGCTCTGAATCCGGTACCTGTGCCGGTAAAAACACCTCAATATGCAGTGTGGCCCGCCAGGTATCTGCATCCAGCTCTTCACCGGTATACTCTGCATCCGTCAGATAAACCGCGATCGCAGGAAAATCCTCTTCGTCAAAAACAACGGGGCGACCATCAAACAGCGTCGCCCCGTGTTCATGCTGCTCGAGTGCATCCAGCACTGCAGCACGGATATCAGTGTGTTTCATCGTTTTATCGCAATCCTCAGTTGTTGTTTCAGCGCGGATGCCAGTTCTCCGGGCAGGCGTTCACGCCGGATACGGTCAACATTCTCATCAAACGCCTGTTTCAGTGGGGCCGCCATCGGGATTTTCACCACATCAATAGGGTAACGGTTTTTCCCGGCCACACGCTGCATGACATGCCAGCGACCGTTTTTTAATCGCTGAATGAATGCCCGCTGATACCGATGCTGACCGGCTTTAAGTATGCTGTTCGGACGACGGCCCAGCATCCTGATCCCCAGCTTAATCACTGGAAGATCACCGCGGTTAACGATAATTTTTGCGTTCGGATTTCTGACCGTCGCCCGTTTCAGTCTGGACCGTTCCTTAACCAGTTTCCGGCGTACCTTTGTCTCCCGGGCAACCTGTGATGAAGACTGATTAATCGCCGTTGTGGCCACGCGGTTAATCGTCATTGCTGAAGCCGCCGGAATGGCGTTTTTACGAACCCGGCTCAGATTATCAATCGCCTGATCAAGCCCTTTTATCGCCATAATTTCCCCCTGCGTTTATCGTCGCCGGTTAACAGCGGGTGGTTGCCCACGGTTGAGCCAGAGATAACAGCTTCCCCCGTCATCCGGAGAAACACGATCCACCCAGAACATCTCGCCGTTAATGGTCAGCGTGTCACCACGCCGCACGGCACGCACCGTATCCGTCCGCACAAATAATGACGGGCTGCTTCCTTCAATACGGACCCCGCCACCGGCAAAACCCAGCGACTCCGGATCGTCAAAAACCCCCTGAACTTCGCCGCCACGTTGTGCTCAGGAGGTGAACTGCGCACGGATCCCCATCACTTCAACAATCGTACTGTCCACCCCGGCAAGGGCGGCATCAAAGGCATTCTGAAAATCACGCATAAACAGCCATTCCACCATCAACGTGTGTTTTTGCATCTGAGGACATAATCAGAATCACCCGACCAACATCCGCAAGCTCAACGGATTCCCCCGTTTCACCATCAACGCCACAGAGATGGAGGCAGGTCAGAACTCTGATGCGCGTTAACGCGCCGGATGTTTCCTCACGAACATCATGAGCCGCGGTTTCCCGCTCCCGGATATCCATATTCATAACCTGTACATCATCGCCGGATGACTGCATTTCCTCTTCCCATTCTGCCACCCGCTGCGCTATCTCTGCGGCACTCCCGGATATATCCGGCTCACGCCCCAGAATCAGGGCCAGTTCATCAAGCCGTTTCAGATTTTGCTCTTTCGTTGCCATATCAGCCCCCTGTGAAAAAAGACACGGGGGCATTTCGCCCCCGCTCACGGATTATTTCACCTGTACCACCACAAACTCATCCGGGTCCGGCAACACCATCAGCGGCGCGGACTGCGTCATGGTAAATTCACGGGCGGGATCCCCTACCGTCAGCCAGTGTTTCGGATAACGGGAAGAGGCCACCACACCTTCGGACAACGCCTGAGCATCCTGAATGGCACCGTAACAACGGATCCCATCTGCAGCAGTATTCCCCAGAACCAGCATGCCATCTGGAAGATAACGTTTTTCGATACCGTCTTCTGCTATATAAGACGTTTTCGCCACCACAATGGCCAGATCGCCGTAATACCCCTTGAAGGACACCACTGCGCCCAGATCTTTCACTGCCGTTTCGAGTTGAGAATTTGAACCGCGACGGGTATCCAGTTTTTCGCGGAACAGCTTAAAACCATTCAGAAGACGCCAGCCGGTACCGTCCATAATGGCAATATTCACAAGACCGCTGGCCTGGTCGCAGTAGAGGTCAATATCATGTGTAGGATCGAACGTGTCACGATCCTGTTTTGACCACTCCTTACCACTACCCTGAGTGATGTTATTCTTCGTCGACCTGCCAAAATCGACCTCAATTTTCTCGAACTGGTCTCCTTCCATGGTGTATTTGCCATACAACACAGCATTTACCGCCTGCATTTCTTCCACCTGGACAATGGCGTGCTCTTCCTGTTTGAGGTTATCGGTAATGATACGCAGACGGCGGTAAGCCGGATCATTCAGTTGAGATGGATCTTCACCAGGAAGGCGCTCAACCGCCTGCTGGTAATTAAATTCGTGTTTCGGCTTGACGTAGCCCGGACGCAACACGCGGGTTTCACCACCACGATGGCGCAGCACTTTTCCTTCAACGATCGGGGAGACATAGGCCGCCACCGGCGTTTTTCCGGTAATTTTGTCCAGCATCACCTCTTCGGTGTGGAAATTCACCGTACGGCGGAAAAACAGCTCCAGAAATAGCGCACGGAATTTAACTTTTTGTTCGGTATAACCGAGTAACTGGCGGGTCGTAAACAATCCCATAAATCAGTTCCTTTCATTCAGAAATCAGTCAGGCCACCATGGTGGCCTGATAACGTGTTACGGCAGAGCCGCGTGACTCAGGGCTGTGCCGGCAAAGGCATTTGCCTTTTTGTGTTCATCCACACTTTCAGGCCAGTGGATTGCCTCCGTCGCAAAGGTTCCCGACTTGTAATACGTCAGCGCTGTCTCTGTGCCTTCAAGCGGCAGTACCAGTATGCCAACCGCACTACCGGCTTTCTGTCCATCCCAGACCACCAGTTTCCCGGTGGCTTCATCCAGCATCAGGGGCGTCAGAGCCGGTGTTGCGGAAGAAATCCCGCTGCTGCCTGTGGCGGTATGAGCCGGATCATTACCGGCAAAAATACGTACTTCCGCACGCTGTTCAGTGATGGTTTTCGTCACCATTTTGTTAAAACCTCATATTGATGGTCAGCACTGACTTCATGGCATGGCCATGAGCATTTTCACGTCCGCATCACCGTCTGCTGACGTCTGTGACACGCCACCCCGCACCGCTGCCGGTGAATGATTCGCCATGAAATGTTCAAACAGGGCGGTTGTGGATGCAGAGACCGGTTCGGCCTTACCTGATCCCGCAGCCAGCACAGCCCGGGCGTTCTCCACGGTCATTCCCGGGCAGGCCGCCAGTTTTTCAGCCTGCGCTTCTGCCCCTTTTGCCTCATCCAGGGCCATGATCTGATCACGAAGTGAGGGCCCGGCATCCGCCAGTGGTGCAGCCGCCAGTTGTTCACGACCGTTCGCTTCTTCACACGCCATAATGCGATCGGCTTCACTCTGCGCGGATGCCACCGGCTGCTGCGGTGCCGCCGCGGCCAGAATCGCCCGGGCCTGTTCAACGCTCATGCCCTGTTGCCCTGCCAGCATCGTGGCAAGCTGTTCACGTCCTTTCGCTTCCTGGCATGTCAGGATCCCCATCACTCGCTGGTTCTCCTGCACGGCGGCTTCCGTTGCAGTTAATTGCGGCATAGTGCCTCCTCTGACATTACTGTTCAGCGCCGTGGCCATCACACTGATGGCATCCGACGCATTGATTAATTCATCCGCCAGCCCGGCCTCAATGCCGGACTGACCTTCAAAAACGGCGGCCTCTGTTCCCGTGACCGCATCCACAGACAACCCGGTATACATCGCCACTTTTTCGGCAAACATCCGGTGCGCCGCATCAATCCGCTGCTGCATGTCCTGGCGAACCTCTGCCGGCAACGCTTCAAACTGATTGCCATCCACCTTGTGCGCCCCGGCATAAATCAGCGTGATATCCACACCGGCCTGCGCCAGATGACCGGCATAGCTGACATGGCTCATCATCACGCCAATGGAGCCGATACGGGATGTCTGGGTAACCAGCCGTCGGGAGCAGGCCGACGCCAGCAGCATGGCTGCAGAACAGGCAGTGTCATTGCACAGTGCCCAGACCGGCTTCTGCTGACGGAGGCGGTAAATCATGTCAGCGCAGTCAAACGCGCCGGCGGCCTGCCCGCCCGGACTGTCAATGTCCAGCAGTACGCCCCGCACCTGGCTATCCGCCATTGCCTGCTGAAGACAGGCGACAATGCCGTCATAGCCTGTCATTCCGGAAAATGGCCGCATACCGCCCAGCCGGTGCACCAGCGTGCCGGTCACCGGCAGTACAGCAATACCGTTCACCACCCGGTAAACACGGGCCGGTCGTTTACCTCCGGCCATGTACTCGTCCGTTTCAGCCAGCATTCCGGGAGCATCAAGCTGTACCTGTTGTTGTGGTACCGAAAGACTTGCTGCCCCTATCTCGCGCCCGAGCGCGCAAAAGAAAACCCGCGCATAGGCGGGCTCCAGAAGCAGCGGTTCATTGAATGCTGCGGCAATAATGTGTGAAAGATTACGTCTCACGTGGTGTTGTCTCCTCTTCCGGCCTGCGACTCTCCGCTATCTGCTGCTGATACGCCTGCGCTATCCACACCGGACGTGAGAGTCCGGCTTTTTCCCGCTCTGCAGATTCCCTGACCTGCTGGCGGAAAATGTCCTGATAATCCTCGCCCATCAGCGCCAGCTCTTTCTCATACGTGCTCAGTCCGGCCTCAATGCGCATCACTGATTCCTGAACCTCCTTGAGCCCGTCAATGGCCATTCTTCCGGCTCCAATCCACTCAGCCCGTGACCAGGCTGATCGCGCCTGATAAAAATCAAAACGTGCCCGTGGCGGACGAATAATCCCCCGAAGAAGTGCCTCTTCCAGCCAGCAGGAAAACATCTGCGTGGCCAGCCGGGACGCAATAAATTTTCGCCGCCCCATAAAATAGCGCCACGACTCATTGGCGGATGCGCGGGCACTTGAATAACTGACCTTCGAGTAATCACGGGACAACTGTTCGTAGGAAACGCCAAGACCGGCGGCGATATACCGCAGCAGCGCCTGTTCAAGCGCCGAAAATCCATTGTCTGAATCCTGCGCGGTCTGAAGTTTCAGATCATCACCGGGGAAAAGGTGCGGAATTTTGACACCGCCCAGCGTCACGCTATTCGTGTCATACCAGGTGGAGAACTTATCCAGAATATTAATAAGCGGATTATCCTTCTGCCCCTGCGGCGCACCGGCGATATATTCAAAGGCCTTTTCGGTATCAAGGTCACTTTCAATCGTCGCTGCATACATCGCCTTCACTATGGCCGACTGAAGCTGTGTTGCCTGCAGGGAATCGAGCATCTTCAGCCGTTCCATAACGCTGTAAAACTGATTAGCCCCACGGGTCTGCCCGTCCTCCACCGGCTCGAAAATATGCAGCATGGCCGGACGCCCGGTGGGAAGTTCACGCGGGATCCGTTCCCATCGTCCACTCCCGGAGAACGGAAAATCATCCTCACAGATATGGTACGCAACGGCACGACCATATCGATCGACCTCCACCCCGGCCCGCAGAAAACGGTTCCCGATACCATGTCCTGGCGTGTCCACCCGTTTCGGACTCACGGCTTTAAAACGCGTACGAAACAGTTGCGTGCTCTCCGGATCCCAGACCGGCTGCACAAAGATTTCGCCGTTAAACGCATGAACGCCCACACCTTCACGAATAAATTCTGTAAACGTGCGTTTCCCTTCCACGTCGATCTCGCCAAACACCCCTTCTGCGTATTCTGACCAGGCCGCCTCCACCTCATCGACAAAACTTTTTGTCGCGGTCTCCCGCATCCCCAACCAGCGCCAGTTCGGGCGGTAGCTGATAAGAAACATATGCCCGACAATGTGATCCTTATGCAGGGCCACCGCATTGGCCGCTATCCCGTTATTGCGCACCAGATCATCTGCCCGGGCATTCCCCAGACGCAACGCGGGCAGCAGGGCCGCATCGGCACTCTGCGCCGGTGGCAACCACTCCGCCATTTGCCCGCCAAATCCTGCGCCGCCCCCGTTGTAGCTGAGGCTCTCCCGAAGCGGAACGCCGTTCACATCAATCAGGACAGGCGTTCGTTTCATAACCTCACTCCCAGCGGACGACGGCGACGGCGGGTTGTCCCCAGTACCAACTCAGCATCATTGATCGCACGGTTAAGCTCATCCAGAGAGGCCGCCGTATATTCAATTCTTCGTCCATCTTTCTGGACAGACACCACCCGTTTACCGGTTAATAAATCAAGGCGCGCCTGACGCAGCGCCTGCAGTTCAGCGACTGTAACCATTCACTCCTCCGGACAGCTTCGCTGCCAGTTCTTTAAGGGTTGGCCGGGTCGTCTCTTCTTCCCGGGATTTTGCCAGTACAGCCAGATCAAGCTGCCAGCGTTGCACGGACACACGTAATGCCGCGTAGGCATACACCAGGCAGTCCAGCGCTTCGTTACGCCGCTTTTTGTTATCCCACAGCAGACGCATCTTTCCTTTTTCCCACTTCTCCACAAGCTCTTCCGCGACCAGTTGCTGCGCCTCTGTCTGCGAAAAAATCTCCGGATCATCAGGAAAACGGATGGCATACGACGTGGCTTCATCCGCAGGCGTGGGCTCGGCTTTCATACGGGCATAGAGAATTTCTTTTGCGGTGTCCGTCCCCACTTCACACAGATAAACGCCCCGCTGATTGCGGGTTTTCGGCATGGTGATCACCGGCTTGCCATAGACAGACGCGCCTTTTACCGGCAGCACACGGAAAACACCGTGTTTTTTTGACCTCTGGTAGACGATTTCACCATCGATCCCCCCGGTGTCCCAGCAGACACGGGAAATGGTCATTTCGGTGCCATCCGCATGGCGGTATTTTTTGTTGATCGCCGCATCCACACGTAACAGCGTCTCTTCCTCATCAGGACGCCCCATAATGATGATTTTATCCACCAGAAAAGCTTCCTCTCCCGGTGCCCATCCCCAGACATACATCTCAAAACGGTTTCGCTGCGAGTCAATGCCCGCCGTCAGATAAACCACCCGGGCAGGCACCGCCGCCGTGTAACGCACAACCTTATCCATCAGCACCTGGTGATCGAGTTTTTCGCCCACGGCCTCTTCCCAGGTCTCGCCCAGCGTGGTGTTCACAAAGGTTTTCAGGCCGTTGGGATCTTTCAGTGCATCCAGCCAGTCATAGACTATCTGTACCCAGGTGGTGAACGGACTGTACGCTGTCCAGATATGGAACGTGATGGAGCGCGGCGGCGGAATTTCATTATCCGCGGCGCTGAAAAACGTCAGACCGTCACGGGTCCACATCCCCGTGTTTTCACAGATCCACCGCCCGTTGCTCTGGTCAAGCTCAGACTGATGGATCACGCAGCCATGATGTTGACAGAGGTAGAAAACGCTTTCGGGGCTGTCCTTCTCCCATTTAAGGCCAAAAGGCGTGGATTCATCGCCAAATTTCAGATACTGCTCCTCCCCACAGTGTGGGCAGGGCACATAAAAACGCATGAAATGCGCCGACTCGTTGGCCGCTTTTTCGATCTGGCAGGTGCCTTTGATTTTAGGCGTCGAGCCGCGAATGGATTTGGGCCATACAGAGCCCTCAATACGTTTATCCCCAAGCAGGGTTGGCGAACCCTCTTTTTCGACATCCGGTTCGAACGAGGAAAGTTCGTCATAGCAGACCACGTCCACGGATTTTTCACGGTAGTTTTTTGCCGCTGGCAAGCGCCGCCCAGGCACCAGAAACCCACACCCGATGAAAAGCGTTTCAGCGTGAGGGTATTGTCACGATGTTTACGCCCCAGCCATGGAAAAAGGTCTTTCAGACATGGCACATCCCGAATCGTCGCCTCCACGTGAGACTTCATAAAATCTTCAGCGGCAGAATCCGTGGGCTGAAAAAGCAGACTGTTTCGGGATTTATGCTCAATAAAATACCCGACCACCCCCAGCAACATCTTTGTATAGCCAACACGGGCAGATTTAATCAGATTAACAGTCCGGATCTGATCATTCCCCATGCTGTTCATGATGGCGATCTGGAACGGCAGCGTTTTCCATTCTCCCTCACCATATGAAGATTCTTTAGGCAGATAATAATTTTGATCAGCCCATTCAACTGGCGTCACCGGCAATGCCCTTATCAGGGGCTGTAATGCTGTTGTGACAGCACTCATCATATTATTCAGTTGTTGCTCTGATATATTCATCGAGTAAATCCGGTAATTTATCCCCCGCCCGCGCACACTGATTTGCCCCCTTCGCAATAAGGGTTTTCAGATGGTCAAGATGGCGCGGTGTTAAATCAGGAAACTGTCGCTGCATGGATAAAGGGATGGAATCAAGCGTACTGGATAACGCCATTGCCAGCTTGCTGAGGGCAAAAATACAGAACCCGGTATCAATAAGTTTTCCTTTTGACACCTCATTTTTTAACTGCTGTGTAACAGCCTGTTCTGCTGTCAGTTCCCATCTGGCAATAAGCAATTTCTCCTCATAGTCGTCTTCGCTATCGCCATCAGGCACATCGTTTTTACTTCTTCTCAGATACGATATGTAAAAATCGCGCCAGGCATCCAGATCCAGTTGCCCTCGCTTATTCGATATCGGGGCACCCGGCAATTTCTGCAATCTGCGAAGCTGGCGATCGGTCAGACTTAAATGCCTGGCAACTTCAGTCTGCGTAGCCACTCCTCACCTCGCAAAAACTCTCACTTCACAATCACAACAAAACCGGTCATGTCCGGCTTACATGTCTATTTTTTGTGCATGTCCGGTTCACAGAAGACCTCTTTTTTTATTTTTCATATAGTTAACTTGAAGAGAAACCGGACATGGTTCCCGGAAAATTTTCATAAATAGCGAAAACCCGCGAGGTCGCCGCCCCGTAACGGCCCGGATCGCCGGAAAGGACCCGCAAAATGATAATAATTATCATCTGCATGTCACAACGTGCATCTACGCCATCAAACCACGTCAAATAATCAATTATGACGCAGGTATCATATTAATTGATCTGCATCAACTTAACGTAAAAACAACTTCAGACAATACAAATCAGCGACACTGAATACGGGGCAACCTCATGTCAACGAAGAACAGAACCCGCAGAACAACAACCCGCAACATCCGCTTTCCTAACCAAATGATTGAACAAATTAACATCGCTCTTGAGCAAAAAGGGTCCGGGAATTTCTCAGCCTGGGTCATTGAAGCCTGCCGCCGGAGACTGTGCTCAGAAAAAAGAGTTTCTTCTGAAGCAAACAAAGAAAAGAGTGACATTACTGAATTGCTCAGAAAACAGGTCAGACCAGATTGAAGCAATTTAGATAATCGTGCAGACTACGCCCCCTCATATCACATGGAAGGTTTATCTATGAATCAGGTAGTCATTTTTAAACAAATATTTGATAAAGTTCGAAACGATTTAAACTATCAATGGTTTTATTCTGAGCTAAAACGTCACAATGTCTCACATTACATTTACTATTTAGCCACAGAGAATGTTCATATTGTATTAAAAAATGATAATACAGTGTTATTAAAGGGCCTAAAAAACATTGTGTCTGTCAAATTTTCAAAGGATAGGCATCTTATAGAAACGACCTCTAATAAGCTGAAATCCAGAGAGATCACATTTCAGGAATACAGAAGAAACCTTGCTAAAGCAGGAGTTTTTCGGTGGGTTACAAATATCCACGAACAAAAAAGATATTACTATACCTTTGATAATTCATTACTATTTACTGAAAGCATCCAGAAAACTACACAGATCTTACCACGCTAAACCATAACGTCCGGCTTCTCTCACTCCTGAGCCGGACTGCATTGGTTTAATAAAAACCATCAACAATTGTGATTTAGATATTCGGAACCATTCAAATATAACAAAACCCCGTAAAAACGAGGTTTATGGATAAATTTTATTATTGAATACATCAGATTAAATTAATCTTGACATCATAGCTTTCAAGACCCGTCATTTTTTCCCGTGCGGTAAACTGAATACTGGTAACTTCTTTCCCGGTCTTTTTCTTAAGTTCAATAATTTTTTTTGTTATATATTCAGAAATATCTGCTTCTGCTTTTGTTTTTAAGTTTTCAATATTCATCATTTCCTCTTTTAGTCTGTTATGACTTTCCAGTTACACAGTAAGTCGATTATATGGTGCAAACGTGTAAAAGATAAGATGAAACATCGCAATAATCAACATACGATAGTCTAAATTTTACACAAACAGACAAAGAGAATTTTCCTGAATTATCAATGCAATAGCATCAAATCAACTCAAGAGCCTTATTGCTGCTTCCAGAATTTCTTCTGAAGTAACATGTCGATCCGCGGCTACATAAATGACTTTATGATCTCCGGTCAGAGATGGAAACCCTGCGGCCATTACAGTAAGGTGTGTTTTTTCGCCATTTGGATATTCACGCATGATGGTGTTAACTCCAGTCATCGCTGGCACTACCACTGCTGGTTCAGAGTTAAAAAAAACTATGATTTTTTTCATGATGTTACCGTAGTATGTGAGTATCCATCGAATAGACACCAAGCAAAAAAGCTCCCGAAGGAGCCTTCATTTTCACTTTTTTAAATCCAACGACAGACGGCTGGCATTTAAGTATTGTGAAATATTATCAAATGTAATCATCATTGATTTACAAAAGATACATTTTGCCCCGAAAGGATTCATGTCAGAAACATCAAAAGATGATGTTCTATACTGGGAACCATGACAACACGGGCATCTAAAGTGAATATGGTTTGTAATATTGTCTACCTCAAAGCGCCACTACATGAACAGCGGCAGGACCTTTAGGTCCGTTCTCAATACCAAATTCAACTTCCTGATTCTCAGTTAATGTTTTGAAATCGTTGCTCTGAATTGCTGAGAAATGGACAAACACATCTTTGCTGCCATCTTTCGGCGTGATGAAACCAAAACCTTTTTCAGGGTTAAACCATTTCACTAAACCAGTCATTTTGTTAGACATAATTATTACCTTTTGAAGAAATTAGCCCTTGGGCAGAATGGTCCGAAAAAAAATATCAGAGAGAAAAACCAACAAGGAAATCTCAAGAGGTACAAATAATAAAATTATAACAATGACTGCTTCAGATAAATTTGTAACAAACCAGAACACCATTAACGCATGATTAACCACCCATAGCAAGGATTACTTTTGTAAAGAAAAACACAGCAATGAAAGAATAGCTTTATTTATTAATAAAACGTGTCATTCTGATTAAGACCTTTTATCTTACCCTTAAGATTTCAGGAATTTTGGCTCATGGAAGAGTCCTTTTTATTTAAATTTTACATTCCGCGATGTAAATGTTCCGATTTAATATTACCCTACATTTGATGCTTTTTATCTCTTAAAGATTCATAGATCTGTTGACAAGTCACTCCTGCGATGTAGCGTTCGTCAGCAATTTCAGCATAAAGCTGAGCTTCTGCTGCAATATCTCCGAGCATGTTGGTGAGCATTCCTTCGGCGGTTTTGGTTGTTTTGCCTCTGACGGCAGCGGCAAGATCTGCGGTATGCTTCGCTGCGTCAAGGCGTATGGCATATTTTTTTGCTTCGGCACGCAACTGGTTAACACTATCAGACAGATAAGCAGCCCTGGCAGAAATTTCAGCAGATTTCTGTTGCGCATCTTTAACAGCCTCATCACGGGCTATAGTTCGCCCCTGTTCAATTATTCGAGCAGCAAATTGAGCATTTACCTCTTGTGATAATGCGGCAGCATCACGTTCCGCCCATTTTTTTTGCCATCCTCGGTCGCTCCAGACATTTCCGACGATAAATCCTGACAACACGAGAAAAATCACCATGAATATCTGATTCACTGTTCTATCCCCCAGCAGGTTAATGCGCTCTCCTGGTCACGACGAATAACCTGACCGTAACAGTTATTTGAACGAATGCGGCAATCGCGTCCGCCATCCTTAATCCACCAGCGAATCGCTTCGCATGCACCTTTACGATCACCAGCATTCAGCCGCTTATAAAACGTCGACGGGAAACACTTACCGGGGCCAATGTTATAGGGACAAAATGACGCGATACCCGCTTTTTGTGGTTCGGTCAGTGGTACTTTAATATTGCGCTCCACCCATGCCAGCGCCTTATC